TAAGTCTTCTTGCTGCTTACGCAAAACTTTAACAATGCTATCCATCGTAATGTCACCAGCTATAGCTACTGCTGGCGTTACATTAGCTTCTAAATAATCTGCCAATTCTTTTGAGTTCATTTGTCATCTCTCGCATAAGTTTTCCAAAGGCTTTCTTTTGTTTCAACTGCGCCCATAGCTAAAAGCTCATGTTTATAAAAGTAACGAGCTGGAAAATCTGCACGTCCTGTTGGTAATTCAACACGGATGCAAGGGGCTACATATACACCAGGTTTTGTGTAATGCGGAACATAAAGAATACCACCCATTTTGTAACATTTATAGTTACTAAAATCAGGGCTTTCAAATTCAGTATTTATATTTAATTTATCAATCATCTTAATGTTCGCTTTCAAAGCCATCGTAAGTTTCTAAAAACTCGTTAGCTGCACAAGCTGCTGCTTCTTTAAGAAAAATTGCTGCTGCTGCAAAACCAGCATCAAACGCTTCTCTTAAAAATTCTTTCATATCACTATCAGGACTTTCGTAAGTTGAAGTGACCCAATCTTCAAACATATCTTTCGCATATTTCATATTAAAACCCCAAACCAAACATGGCGCCCAAAATTAAGCCCAACAGTATTACACCTAACCACTCAATTATTGCTGTTTTCATAATTCCCCCTTTAAGCCCAAGGCCTGTTGTCGTAAGCTGCATCAATCAATTTGCTAAATACATCTAAACTTATAAACATTTCTGTTGCGTCATGGTCATCAATATAAGCATAACTGATGTCATGGTTGTATCCATAAAGCTCAATTTCTGTATTACCAAATATAACAGTAGTAATGTAATGTCCGTCTTTCATATTTCCCCCGTATAAAAAAACAGATCAAACTGCTTAGTCTTACACCTGCGGCTTGTCAAGCTGAAGTATGTTTGACCTGTTGTAAACTTTAAGCTGCTTCTTTTAACTTTTGAACTACAGAAAAATCGCCATTAACTGTTTGAAAAAAATAAGTGCTGCGATTGTTTCCTGTTTTGTCATTTTTTAACAATCCACCACAATTAAAATAACCTAATGTTTCGCAAATTTCAAAATAACAATCGTAAGTAACTCTGCCAATCCATTCACCTTTTTCATCATATAAACAAGCATGAGTTGAAAAATGATTGTCTGGTTCTTGAATAAAACCTTTGCGTGACAAAACTGTAATTGCTTCTTTAAGTTTAAAAGTTTTCATATAATCCCCCGATTAAGTTCACTCGTTATTGAGTGATTACAGTTTACTTACATTTTGGATAAAAAACTTGATCTGGATCAAGAAAATTAAAAATATTTAAACTATTTTTTTGATGTTGTGTAAAAACAACATTAAGGTGGGGCTGGACCTCACGGAAGGAATTTTGGCGGGGGATCACCAACCAGCCCCAAGGTTATTATAGACCTGATTTAATCTGATAGTAGCGTAAAAGATGAAAGAATGACTTTAATCCTTTTTGCAAATCTTCTTCAGATATTTCACAGAGCTTGACTTCATTAGTTGTGCCATTTACAAAAAGAATAGCGCAACGAGCATTTTCTAAGCCTAGACCCTCTCTGTAGGCTGCCATCTGCATGATATGATCGTCATAAGGTACGAGCTTATCCAAAGGACCTTCTTTTGTCTTGAAATCCACGACTGCACCAGCGATACCTTTAACTTTGTCTGCTTTAGCGTGTAAATCGCATTTTCCACCGTATCCTAGCTCATGCCCAAAAGATTGCTCTGGTAGCCATAGACGGGCGCCAAAAGCGGCTTGGAGAGCGTTTTCAGCGTTTCTACAGTATTGTGGAACATCAGGTAGCAATACATTGTCAAAAAATGACTCTAAAACACCATGGATTTGAGTTCCACGATCCGCAGCTTGTCTTCCTTGAGCTTTTGAATCGCTTAAAACTCGCTCAAGATAATCTTCTTCAGACTCATCTTCTTTGCGTGGTAGCGTTAAGGCTGCAAGGATAGCCTGCTGCTGAAGCCAATTCTGGAGTCCAGGTTTTGCCGCCACCGACAAAATGGTAGTAACGCTCGGTAAAAGGCCCAGCTTTTTTGCATCTCGCAAAGTGGTGTTTCGCATACCTTTTCCATCTGATCTTTCGATTTGATAGAAGGGTTTGCCGTTTTTGTCATACCAATGACCTGCTTCACTCTTGATTTCCTGCATTTTTCTTTTTTCCCCGTTTTGGTTTTACTTCATCCGTGTTTATATCATATACAACTTGTATAGGTGCAGATTCAAGCCCTACTTCTACTGCATGAGGTGGAATAACTTGAGCTTCATACTCTGTAGGTATTTCTTGACCGCACCAATCTTGTGGCAATTTATTAACCACGACAGGATTGAGTTTGCAAGCCCCCATCATATCGTTTTGGTTAAATACAAAAAACTTACATACTCGGCAAGTCATTTAATTCCTTTTGCATAATTCAGAATACGCTCTGAATCATAGTAGTTTTCGCACATATCGGCAGCAACGTGCAGAACCGCCTTAATCACGGACAACAAATCTTCGGGCCTAAAGCTGATTAATTGTTGTTCTTCATCTACGCCAACTGGTTGCCAACTTAATTTGGAACTTTCGGTAATAAGATTCTTAATTTGATTCTGCATGGTGTTCTCCTTTAGAACGGGGTGCTATCATCTATAAACGGATCATCCTTTGGTAATTCGTCTGATCCTGCTGGTTTAAATCCTTGTGGGATTTTTTCTTTGCCAATTGATACGCTAAGAAACTTTGATCCTTTAGAGGATGTTTTGGTCCAAGCAGATAAATAATGCTCCTTGCCTTGCACCATTATTGATCCAGTAAAGTCAGGATGATTGTCTGTAGCTTTACGCTCATTTTTAAACAAACTTCCTGATCCTTCTTTTGGTTGATATGCCATGTGTTTCCCCTTATAAAATATCTTCTGCTACAGATTTCATTGTTTGACTAGACTTCACTTGTTTTGGTGCTTCATCTTCTGGCAAATCCTCGCCAGCATAGATATACAAACCAATGCCATGCAAAGCAATCGCTTTGACTAAACATCGTTGCATAGCGGTATTGACATCCATTGCATTAGGATTCGCTATGGGTTTATTCATATTGTTGATGATTGGTAACTGCGATGTCATTGCTTTACCAAAAGCATGAACGGTGCAAAACACCATGCCTGTATCGCCAATAGCGCAATAAGGCAACAAAGACCCATCAGATTGTTGAAATAACTTGTAATCCCAACTTGCTGTAGGATCGGCTTGAAGTAATTGATCGGTGGCCCACGCCCAAGAAAGATAAGTAAAACGACCTTTACGCTCGGTATGATCGTTGACGTTAATCTTGCGAAGTTCTAAGAATTTAGACATTGCGAGCCTCCATCATTGCATCAGCCATTGCATAACAAGCTCTAGCCATTTCATCACTATCTTTGCAAACTTCATTCCAAGTAAATCCTTGTAGCAAAGTAGGAGCTATTGCTGCTGCAAAATAATCACGCAAATCCATACCCGTTTCAGAGTATTTGTATCCGTTTCCAGAACTTATATAACTTATGTTTGGAAATGCTTTCATTTTGCACCTCCAAACACATTACCAAAATCTTCAAATACGGATTGCAATAGGTTATTACGCTTGTTGTTTGGCTTCCCACAAGCTGCACGAATAACATCCACATCGTCTTGCGACAATTCTGTGCCGTATTCCATGTTGTCTAACGCTATTTCCAAGCGTTGCTCCATTTCGGTCATAACTTGATACAACTCATCCATTTAAAATCCCCTTAAATGACATAGCGAATTTGCTATAACTTGATTGTTAAGCAAAATTCATAGCTTGTCAACAAGTATTTGCAAAATAAATACATACGATGTAAGATCGTTTACATGAAGCTAAAAATCACAGATTCCGCAATAATTGATCTGCTTGGGGGAACTACAAAAGTAGCAAAATTGACTGGTGTAACTCCTAATGCTGTATCTCAATGGCGAAAAAACAACATTCCAGCATCACAATTTGCGTTTTTAGGGGCAACTCTTGAGAAAGAGTCGCATGGTTTAATCACACGTAAGGATATTTTTCCTGATTCGTGGCATTTAATTTGGCCGGAGTTAAAATGACTAGAGAAGAAATGTTAGTAGATATGCTAAAACAAGCTGATCTTGAAATTAAAGTATTACAAGAGCGAATAGCTTTTTTGAGTAAAGAAGTAGAAGCTCATAGACAGCTTTTAAACGCATTAGGTCCATTAGCTTTCTCAGGAGCGCACTAATGGAAGTTATAGTCAAAAAAATTAAAGAAAACAAAGATGGATCAGCAGATGTTCATATTTACTATGACAAAGAAGGTCTGCATTTTCTTGTTCAGCAAGGTTTAAAAGTAACGCTTATTGAAGCAATAATGACTGAAAAGACAGGTAAGCTATACAATTCTTCAGACGTTTTAAAGTCTAAGAAGTCCGTTGTAAAAAAACAACAAAAGTAAGGATAACGGGGGAGTAATGAATTTTTATCCATTTCATATTGGCGACTATTTGAGCCATACGAATCATTTAACAGATGCAGAAGATTTAGCATATCGAAGAATGATTGATATGTATTTTCAAACTGAACAGCCGTTCAACGACAGTTCAACAGTAGCTCGACGGATTAGAGCGGATGTTCAAATTGTTGACAATTTACTGTCTGAATTTTTTACTTTTGAGCAAGATAATTGCTGGCATAACAAGCGAGCCGATGAAGAAATTGAGCGTTATCATAGCCGTCAAAGTCAAGCCAGTAAAGCAGGCAAAGCATCCGTTCAAGCTCGGTTAAACAAACGTTCAACGGCCGTGCAACCAACCAAGAACCAAGAACCATTAACCAAGAACCATATATATACACCTGAAGGTGTAAATGAATCTGTATGGAAAGATTTTAAAAAATTAAGAGATAGACTAAAAGCACCTATTACAGAAACAGCCATGAAAGGTTTAATTCGTGAGTCAGAAAAAGCTAAAATAACTTTAGAAGCTGCTTTGACTATGTGCTGCGAAAGAGGTTGGCGTAGTTTCAAAGCTGAATGGATTGAAAATCAAGTTATTAGACAAAAGCAAAATCCGTTAATAACTAACGAACAAATTGAAGAAGCGTATAGAGCTGAATGCGGTAAAGACCCAAAATTAGCACGTTTCAACAGCTATTACGAAATGAAGGATTATGTTATCAAGCAGCGAGAACTTAGAGCTAGAACGCCATAGATGCGCTGTTAGACAATTATGCAAATGGAGAAATGAATGGGGATTGCAAAAATTTAGGACATATTTGCAAAAATACACTTGGAATCAAAAATTACTTGACGATTTTTACGAGCAATTTAAACTAGGCAATAAGGGGGAATACAAATGTTGGAAAGAACAATCATTGCTGCAACAGGCCTTGGATATTTAATGGTCGGTGTTTTGCAGTTACGCAAAGGGTCGTTTTCAAATGCAATTATTTGGCTAGGATATTCTTTTAGCCAAGTAGGATTGTGGATGGCGCTCAAATGACAGATTTATTTGGATTTGAAGAATTTGATTGGCGCAAAGAATGGCAAGATATGCCTGAATTTGTGCAACTTGATATGAAGCCTATTTTTTCTGTCACAGTTAATTTTTTAAACGTAGAAGATATAAATGCGTTTAGCGAAATTGTAGGAAAACGTATAAGTTTTAATACAAAAAGCGTGTTATTTACAAACGCAGATAAACGTGAAAAAGGTGTTTATGTTGATGAAACCTAAATATCCTATTTACATTATTTCTAAAGGTCGTGCAGATTCACGTATGACTTCTAAAACATTAGAAAAAATGAACGTAGCGTATCGAATTGTGATTGAACCACAAGAATACGATGAATATGCTGCTGTAATTGATCCTAAAAAAATTCTTGTATTGCCATTTTCAAATCTTGGTTTAGGTGGCATACCAGCAAGAAATTGGTGTTGGGAACACGCAATATCAGAAGGTCATGCGTTTCATTGGATTATGGATGACAACATCGATGGATTTGCTCGTTTAAATC